ATTAATTGCACTTACTAAATTTGTTTTATTGGTAGTTTTTAAGTTATCTTTATTACCTGTTAGTGTCGTAATATCAGCCAATTGTAACTTATTTTCTGATATTTGCATCTGCAATTGTGCTGCAATATCTTCGTTTGGATCTAGAGAATTTTTTAAATCATCCACCCAATCAGTAAATTTTTTACCAGTAGCAATTTTAAATTCATTCATCCAAACTTCAAAGTCTTTTTCATGTTTAGATTTATTCTCTAAAAACCAAGCTTGGTACTGCCTAAATATTTCTGTAGTATCTACTTGTGATATAGTTCCATGTACTATTCCACAAACATTTGAATTTAGCCTTGTATCTGTAATATTACTTTGCATTATACTTATAACACCAGCTCGTACATATACATCCCCTATAGCAATTTCGTAAGCATCACTATCCCTTTGTAATATTGCTCCAATTGGACTACTTGCATATTGTCCTTTTTTTACAACAGCTTTAATCTTTCTTTCTAAAAAATCCAATCTTAAGGCTATTCTATCTATTCTATTTAATACTCCATCAGCTGGATCAAGTTTAAATATATAATCATCCGTATTTTCATACTTATAGCCATTAATCCACGCTAAACCTTGTTTAATTCTTATCTGCATATTGTTATCTATTGCTATTACCTGCAATTGGTTTGCTGGATTAGGAAATACCCCATTTCCTATAAATGTACTAAAATATCTAGCAAAATCCTCTGCTAAATAAGACCTGTCTGGATTTCCTTGCTGGTCTAATACCGCATTAAAAAAACTGCTTTTTTCCATTACCTCACCACCTGTTTTATTTTATCTATTATAGTAGGAATGTTGCTACCAAAAGTAACATTAACCTCTAATCCCTTTTCCTCATACACTTCCTCTATTTCTGTAATTGGGGTATCTATTCTTATTCCCCACTTCTTATCCACTACAGTTACAATGTCACCTAAGTTGAAATCAACTTTATATTTGTTATTTCCCTGTGTGTTTATTTTGCTATCAAAAGTTTGGATTTCCTTACATTCTTCTAGCTTTTCTTTTCCTCTTTGTATCAATAATGGTTTATACCTCTCCCAAGGGATTTCAACTTCATAAGTTTCCTCATGTTCTCCAATAACATTACCTTCCTCGTCTCTATCTGCTACCATTTTTTTCTTTTCTTCTTTATCTTCTATATCCCTAGCATCTACATACATTTCATATCTATCTAATCCATCACCATTTTCTATACTAGTTATTTTTCTAGCACTTCCTTCTCCAGCACCAGCTATCATGCAAGTGTTTTTATAATTGTTTAAGCTATCCATGTATTCTTGTTCTAAGATATTCTCAAAGCTTCTAGAAAAAATACAAGGTGCTATAGTCCCATTGTTTATGGTTCTATCAACACCTTTGTATACATCAAATATTATTCTTCTGTTTTTTATATCTAGTAAATTTCTATAACCTAGGTTACTTGTCTTAGACATGTTTTCTAAACAATCTAATATATTTCCAAAGCTGTTTGAATATTTAATATCCTCTGTAAATTCTTTTAAATCTCCTAAAATTAAATTAGGTATTTTTCTATTTATATTAGTTGGATTTATGGCATTTTTATCAACTAGTTCTCTCATTAATTTTTCTGTCTTTCCATCAAAATTAACTCTATCCCAGCTAATACGTCTATCTAAATAATTAGTTAAAAATCTACCTTTAACTTCTAAATATTCTTGTCCATTATCTCCTATTTTTAGTTGCCTAGTTTCTATATATCCAGCTTCAGCATCATCTTTTTTATAAATTAGGTTTTCTCTCTTTAACAATTTCAATGTATTAGAATTTAAAGCACAATGTAATTCTAATTCACCTGTTTTGCTATACCTTCTAATCCATCTTAGAGAGGTAAAAGTATCTAATATTCCTTTAAGTTCTAAATCTCTGTTAAATATATAAAGCTCCATATATCCTACACCCCCAAATACTGCGGACTAAAATAAATATTAACCTCTAAATTGTCTAAATTACTATCCGCATTATATCTAAATAAATTATCTCCTACATCTAATTGTAGGAATGTATCTCCTCCACCAACAATATCTAAATAATTTAATATATCTGTTGTAACACCATTAAGCTCTTGTAATATTTTTTTCTTACTATAATTAGTGTTTATTATAAATTTTTCTCCTGCAACCATTCCTTTATTAATCTTTATAAACTCTCTGGTATTTACATTAAATAAAGATGGATTTTTAAGAGTACCTCTTGCAAAAAATTCTATTATCATACCTGTTTTAACCTGTCCATTATTTAGTACATTAACTATTAAAGAAGGCTCTCTATGCCCCATTGTAATTCCTTTATTAACTGGAATTACTAAAGGAAAATAAAAATCTCCCTTCCATAAGGCTATATTAACTTTACTATCAATATAATCTTTCCAATATGGATTATGACATAAAAGGCTTATTTGAAATTTAGGATTATTTTCTTTGGGTATAATAGGTGCAGTTTCCACTATACATTCTACATATTTTTTTATATTTCCATCTATATAAATTAATTTAGATTTTAATTTAGGATTTATTATACTTAATAATTTTTCTCTGTTTAATTCTTTATTTTCTGTTATAGTACCTTGAATAACTATATTTCTATCATCTAAGGTGCTACCTGTATTAGTCGATCCATCTTGTCTCATTCCTTTGCTACTATAAATAATATTCTTTAAACCACTTATACCATCTATATCTTCTAAGAAAAAAGGACTCCAAATAGAAAATTCTATCTGTTGTCCTTTCTCATTTTTAAATATAAATTTTTCTTTTTTATTCACATCACCACCTCAATTCTACCACTGTAAAGCTAATTCTCTTAAATTATTTTTAGATTGTCTTGCTAGCTCACTTGCACTTGGTTTTGGAGAATAAATATGTTGTGTTACATTTATTCCACTTACACCATTAAATCCTTTTAGCACGCTACTAGCCACTTTAGTTGCTACATTTTCAGCTGTTTTCATAACCAAATCAGCACTAGCATCATGGTTAAAAATTCTTGTACCTCTTGGCAAATCGTACAATTCGTAATTAGAATTATGTCCCGGTGCATCATGCAGATACGTTAAACCACCACTAAAGTATCTATCTCCTGTCCACTTTTTCTGTACACCTTTTGTTTCAATTCCTCTCAAAGTATAATTAAATTGTTTAGCGTCAGGATGCCAATTAGACCACCATTGCTTTAATTTATCCCATTTAGATAGTATGTCTCCTGTAGTAGTATTTACACTTTTCCCAATATCACTATTCATACCTTTCACTTTAGAAACTACTTGTTTTTTCTGGTCATTTGCCTTATCTATTGTTTCTTTTCTTTGTCTTTCTGCTTCTTTAATCATTTTATCAGCAGTATCCGCAGATATAACTTTACTTTCATCCCTAAGTTTTATTATATTTCTTACAGTTCCATCATACTGTTTATTAGCTTTATCTACTGCTCCTTGTCTTTGCTTTTCAGCATTTTTAATAACTTCACTTGCTTGCTCTGAGGTTATTCTTCCATTATAAGATTTTAACCTTTCCATTATTACCTTTTGCTCAACTTCACTAGCAGATAGAGTTTTTACTGCATTTTCTTTCATTTTCTTTTGTAATCCATCTATTGTTTTTGCTTCATCTTCTGTTATTTGTCTGTGATTATCAGCTGCATTCTTAATAATAGAATTAATTTGATTTTGTAATCCATCTATTGTTTTTTTCTTATTCTCCCAACTAGTTGTAGTTGTTTGTAATATTTTAGCTTCTTCAGTTGTAGTTAAAACATTACTTTTTGAGAAGAAATCTTGTTGGCTTTGTAACTCTTCTGCTTTCTTTTTATCTAAACCAATCTTAATTTTATCTCCCATATCCTTATATATTTTTTGCAGATTGTCAGATTGTTGTTTTGTAATTGCAGTACTTTTATTTAGAGTATCTGTAAATTCTTTTATCGTTTGATCCTTCTGTTTTTTTGTAAGCCCTTTAGTTCCATTTACCATTGCAGTATATTGTTTTATTATTTCATCTTTATTTTTCTTAGTTAATACTCCTGTATCAGTAACTAATTTTTTAAAATTGGTTGTCATAGCGTTTTTTTGCTCATTGGAAAGTGAACTAGATTTCTTACTCATATCAGTAAAATTTTTTAATACTTTGTCTTTAGCTTGCTTACTAAACTTATTTGAATTAGCAACTAAATTTAACATAGACTTGCTTGCTTTTTTATCTAAATCCATGTAAGCACCTACTGCTTGTTTAGTAGATTTAGATATTTTAACATTTGAAGTTTCAATACCTTTGGATGCAGCACTATAGTTCATCATAGCCATATTGCTTTTTGAGACTTTATCTGCAAATAGGTCTACACTTGGTGTTGCATCTTTTTTTAGATGTTTATATAATGCTACTCCAGCAATTGTTGCAGCACCAATTCCTAAAACCCAAGGATTAAGAAGCAATGCCCCTGCTTTTGTAGCCAGTCCCATAGCACTTATACCTTTAGTTACTCCTGCTGTTGCTACACTAGCACCTCCTGCTACACTCTCTGCTACTTTTGTTGCACCACTTAATTTACCTATCCATTCTGTAGCTTGTCCAATACCACCTACTAAACTTCCTATACCACTTACTGCTTTACCACCAACCTTAAGGAAACTTCCAGTTGCAATAGACATAGCACTCCATTTAGCTATGTTTTTTAACTGTTCGTTTGAAAGTCCACTAAGTTTATCGCTTAATTTAGACATTAATTCGCTTAATTTATCCATCATTGGAGCAATTGCATCACCTAATCTAATAGCTTCATTTTTTATTTTATTTAAAGATTTTTTAAATCTTTCTCCTCTAGTATTAGTTACTTTATCGAAAGCTCTTCCTGTCGCTCCTGCACTTTGTTCCATCTTCCCTAGCATTTCATTAAAATCTGCACCAGCATTTGTACTTAAAACTAATGCTGCTTTACCTGCTTCAGCATTTCCAAATAAATCTTTTAAACTAAGATTATTTTTCTTAGCATAATCATTCATCATGTTTAATACATCACTAACACTTTTCCCACTTTTCATTAATTCGGGAAAACTTTTTCCACTAACAGCTTTTATTGCTTTATCTGCTGTACTACCTGTTTTAGACATTTCATTTAACATACCATTCATATAAGTTGTACTTTCGGCTGCCTTAATACCATTCTTAGTCATCAGTGCATATCCAGCTGTAACTTGTTTTAAACTTGTATTCGTAGCAACTGCGGTTGGAATAACTTTACCCATTACAGAAGATAATTCACCAACGGTTACTTTACCTTCATTCTGTGTAGTTATAAGCATATCAGACACCTTTGTAACATCTTGAGCTTTCATCTTATATGCATTCATTATAGTAGTAAGAACATCTAAAGACTGTCCTGCTTCAGCAAATCCAGCTTTAGCAAGTTTGGTTGAATTTCTTACAAAATTAATTGCATCTCCCGTTTTCTGCCCAGCACTGATAGCATCATAAACATTATTAGCTATCTCAGTGCTAGCTATGCCAGTATCATTAGAAAGTTTTAAGATTCCTTTTCTTAAATCACCTATAGGAACTTGTGTTGTATCCGCTATAGTACTAACCTTTGCTATACTATCTTCAAACTTAGTAGCAAAGTTAAGACTAGCTATTCCTCCTGTGGCTAAAAGTGTAGTAATTTTTAATATTCCTTCCCCTGCTTTTTCCATTCCACCGCCAACATTCTTTAGTTTTTCACTGGACTTTTTTAAACCTTCACTAGCTTTTAACCATTTATTATTACTTTTTTCAAGTTCTCCATTTACCTTTTTAAGTTCTCCTTGGGTCTTTACCATTTGTGCATTAGCTTTATTTATATTAGTTTCATAGTTTTGTACTTGTTTGGCATTAGTTTCAACTGCTTTTTCAGCTTTTTTATGTTCTTCGGATAATTTATTTACTTCATCTTTTGCTTTCTTAGCTTCAGTAGATTCTTTACCATATATTTTTACTGCTTCTTCATATTTCCTATTGGCTTTATCAAGAGAGTCTTTAATCTTATCTCTAGTTTTTATATTCTCTTGCATTTTAGTATTAGCTTTTTCTATGGATTTCTTATACATATCTACTTTTTTAGAATGTAACTCTACTTGCTTCGATAAGCTCTCTTGCACTGTTTTTAACTTTTCATTATCTTTACCAAAGCTTTTAATACCTTCACTAGCCAATTTTAGTTCCGCTTGATGTTTTTTCATCTCAGAATTAAGTCCTTTTAATTTATTATTGTAACCTGTAGAATCAAGTACCATCTTAGCAGTAATTCTTTTTTCTGTATTACTAGCCACTTAATTAACCTCCCTTCTATAAAAATGCTATATCTTCTATATTTACTTTTTTATAATTTATATCACTTGTAGTGTTATTTTCTTCGTTATTATTTTTAACTTCCCAGCCATTAAATTTAACGTGAGTTTTCCATTGTTTATAAATTTCTTTATGTGTAGTATTCCAAAATTCTTCCTTAGAATAATTTAAATGTGTATGTGCGATATAAAAAAGCCAGTCAAAATCTATTAAATATCTAGATTTTGACTGGTCATTTAGTTTTTTTCTTTTTTAACTTCTTTCTTTTCTGCTCTTTCTTCCTCATTTTCTTCATTTAATCCCATGTAGTCTAAATAAATATTTACTGCTAATACAGTTATTTTTTGATATTGCTCTGCTGTCATTGTATCTTCTAATTCTTCTATATCCCATTCTTTTTCAATGCAACTTAAACTTATTAATTTGAGAGTATTTGTATAAAACTGTTTTCCTTCCATCAATCCAAAAATTACATCACCATAATTCCCATACTTTTCATCTATTTTCCTTATAGTTCTATTAATCATCCTAAAACTATATTCTTTATCACCTATTTTTTGCTTTCTTATTTTTTCTAACATATAATCACCTCAATCTAATTTTTTAATAAAAATAAGGGTAGAAATCAATCCACCCTATAAATTATTTATCTAATATTGCTTTTTCTGTAGTTTCAACCTTTTCTGTTGGTATTATTACCTCTTTAAAGAATTTTTCATCTGTCATACCTTCTTCTTCATCTACTTTATACTTCCATCTGCCATTAAAATGTAATGGAGCAAATGTTGCTTTTAATTTTTTTGCTTGGAAATTAGACTTTCCCTCTTTACCTTTATACTGCTCATCAGAAATACTAAAAGTACCCTTGTACAATATTCCGTAACGTGCTTTTCCATTACCTTTGTTAGCTTTATAAAGCAAAGCAACATCTGGTGCTTTATCATCATCACTATATATAATTCCACCTTCTGTTGCTAATTTATGTCCAAGTAAAAAAACTTCATTTGCCGTATTTAAATCTGTTATATCTGCTTCTACATCAACATTTGCTAAAGTGCTTTCACTTAGCCATAACTTGTTTTCGGCATAAAAATCATCTGTTGTAATTTTAGGTTTTATACTTAGTTCTTTTATTCCTTCTAAATATATTGGTGTATCAAATGTTACTCCCGTATTATCATCCTTTATTATCTTTGCTGCATATAATTTTTCTAAACCAACTACTGGCACTACTTGTTCTGGCATATTAAAATCCCATCCTTTCAATTTTCAAATTAATTTTTTACATAAAAAAGACTAGTTTTTAGCTAGTCCATTGGTAAACTTATATTAAAACGCATTGCCTTATGATATAATCCTGTTTCTTTTTCATAAAGGTCGGCTGCCATATCTCTATTAAATCCATTATGTATCATTATTCTTTTAACTGTATTTTCCAACGCTGTATAATCTCCAGTAGAAAATATATCTATCTGGACTATATATGTTGTAAAATTTTCATTTCCCTCAGAATACTCAGTTCCATACTCATTAATAATCTCATATTCAACATATAAATCTTTAGCTGGATTATCAGCATGAAGAAAAAATACTTTTTCATCTGGTAACAAATCTATAATTTCTTTATTATTCAATACATTTAAAAGATATTGTTTTATATTCAATTATCACCACCTACTTTGCTTTATCTAATAATTCTTTTGCAACTGCTTCGATTGCCTCATTTTCACTACCTTTTACCGCTCTATCAAAGAAACCTACATGAGCCTTTGATTGGCTTGTACCAAATTCCCTCATAAAGTCATAAAAAGCCGTTAATCTAGTTGTCCCAACTGTAGCAAGCCCTTCTTTTTTAACACTTTTCTTTCTTTTAGATAATCTTTTGGTTTTACCTATTGGTATCTGTCCATCTAAACTTTTATCAACAACATTTAATCCTTTTCTGACGGCGTTTTTTTTATCAGATTCACTTAATGTCATATCCTCAAACATTTTAGAAATTTCATCCATACCTTCAACCTCTATACCATCAGCCAATTAAATCACCTCAACAGCTTTAATCTTTAGCCACTTATTTTCATATTTAATATTGTCTATAAAGGTTATATCAAAATATCTGTATTTATCTTTTTCTTTTGTAGCATTTTTATCTTTTATAGTTTTAATCCTATATTCCTTAGAATTAATTTTCTCTAAATCTTTAGAATATCTAACTATAAATTCTACTGTATTTTCTGCTTGTACTGCCTTTGCTGCATAAAATTCTTTTCCCCAAAGATTATTCATACTTGCCCATAAAGTTTTATAAGGTTGCCAATCTTCTATATCAAAACCATTATCATTTTGTATAGTTGTGTATTTTTGTATAGTTATTCTTTTGTTTAGCTCTCCTAATTTAACTTTAAAATCTGCCATAATTACACCTCATAGTTACTTAATTTATCTAAAATACTTGTAACTATTCTATCCTGTTTAGTATTAGTAGGCACTTCTGTACTCCTATTTTCATACATATCAGCTATCAATTTCTTCTGTAGTAAATTTGCAAGTTTTAGAGCCTTATTATCTGTCTTATAACCTTCTCCTACCATAAAATTTATATAAATTTCGCTAGTTGCTATAAGTTCATTTAAAGAATTATCTTCATAATCATCATCAATTTTAAGATAATCTTTTATTTCTTCAAGCGTCATATTATCACCTACTTATTAAAAGGGTAGCATTAAGCCACCCAATTATTAAAATTCTATTTTCTTTATACTTCTAGTAACACCTTTACTAACCCCAAATCTACCTAATATTCTTAAATAAACAGAATCTGTTGTGAATCCTGCTTCTTGGCTCTTAGCCACTGTTATTTCTTTTCTTTTAGTAAATTTTACTGCCTCTTTAGTATTTGCAATCAATATACAAAACTTCTTTTCTTTTGTTGTAGGTATTAAAGCTGTATCTTCTACAACATATAAAGGTTTCCCACCAAAATACTCTTGTCCATTTATAACAGTTATTAAATCTAAGTTTCTCCCTTGTTTATCTTTCATATTTTTTAACTCTGCATATGTTGTTACATTTGTTATATTAACTAATCCTTTTTTAACAGCAGGTAAAGATTTATCTATTGCCTTATGTACATCTTCATAAGAGTTTCCTGCTATTACTGTTGCATTATCATTTAGAACCTTCATAATTCTAGCATTTTTATTCGCTACTGCCTTTATTACAAAATTCTTTCTTACTAAATTTTCTATTTCAACTTCAGCATCATCTATTGTTTCACTTGTAATTTTTTGTAATAACCCAACCTTTGAACACTTAAAAGGTGTATCTGTTGTAACAAGCGTACCATCTGTTATTGCATCACCTTCTGTTACTTCTTTCAAATCTTCACCTTGCTCTAAATCTATAACTGGAATTGTTCCCTCATTTTTAGTAACTGGTATTACATCACATAGATTTTCTAAAGAACCATATCCTTTTTCTAATTCTATAATATCGTTTATAAATTGTTTTGGTATAACTGCACTATGGTCACTAGTTTTTATCATCGCTCTTTCTTCTTCTGTTAATTCTTGTCCCATAATTTTTTTAACTACTGCTCTATATTCATTTGCTTTTTCCATACTTTTATTACCTCTCTTTTCTTTATTTTTTTGTTTCTCTAGTGCTTCTCTTTCCTCCTGTTCTAATTCTTCTGCTATCTTTAAAGAATCTTTTAATCCTCTTAATTCTTCCATAACTTTTTTGGCATTTTCAGAATCATTTTTTTCTAAAAATCCTCTTACCTCTATTGTTTTTGTTTCTATTTGTTGTCTTAATTCTTCTATTTTCATAATTAAGCCATCCTTTCAATTTTTAATTTTATTTTTTACATAAAAAAAAAGAACTATCTTACTCTAGTTCTAATCTTATTAATTCTAATTCAACTTTTCTTAATTCCTCTTCATTTCTCTTATGTTCTTCTGAATCTTTTTTATGTTCTTCATAACTTCTACAATTAGCACTAGAATCTAAGTAAGCAGGGAATGGTGTTATAGTTACCTCTATTAATTCTAAATCTTTTATACTTCTTAAATCATTACCATCTTCAAGCGTTGTCCATTCATCATCATTCACATAAAATCCAAAAGAACAACCTTCAATGTCTCCTGCTTTAACTAATTCATATAAATCATTTGCATATGTAATTTTAGGATTAATTCTAAGATTAAATTTCAATCCTATATCATCAGAAATTAATTTCAAACTTCCACTTCTAGTAGAACCTAAAATTTTATCAGAATTATGATTATATAAAGCAGGTATATATTCTTTAGTTGCTAAAGATTTATCAAAAGCACCTTTTCTCACTTCTTCAAAAAAACCCATAAATTGAGAACGTGTATTATATTTATTTATATAACCTTCTATAATATATTCATCATTTTCTGTTCTAGTTTTTATTGTATTTGCTTGTATTTTTCTAATTTCCTTCTGTTTTTGCATCTTCATCACCTCCTATATCCGATTTATTATTTTTCAAATAACTAACATTACCATTTAATAAATCTTTCAATAAAACTTGTCCTGAGGGTAAAGTAATTATAGGCTCTCCACCTAGTTTTTCTGCACCTAAAATTCCCCTCGCTTTATCTAAATCATACACTCCATTTCTAACATAACTATTAATTACATTAGCTTGGGTTTCGGAATCTGTTCTTAATAATACCTTCTCATTAAATCTTATTTTATATCCTTGTTTTCTTTCCGTTGTTGTAAGTAGCTTATAGTCCATCTCTTGTTCTATTTGTTCAAATATTATTAATAAGCAATCATTTAAATATTTTAAATTATCTTGTTCCTCTGATCTAGCATTTTCTTTAACAAATCCTAATTTACTCAGTGGTACTCTAAAAGACATTGCTATTTCTTCTTTGGATAATCTACGTAATTGCTCATATTGTGCATCAGCAAGGCTTAAATTTAAAGCATTTACAGAATATCCAGCAGGTATAGTAAATACTCTCCCATTAGAAGAATATATCCTGCTAAATTTTTCTTGCATTTTCTTTATTTCTTTCTCTTCTTTTAAATCACTTGTAAGTTGTACTACTATTTTATTAGTCAATCCATTTCTAAATAACGTATTTAAATATTCTTGGCTTTTAACAGATGTGTCTAAACTCTCATTTAGAATACTTTTATTTGCTTTACCTTTTATTCCATCTAAAGTAAAATCCCTTAAAATAATTATGTCTTTATCAAAACAACTTCCTACTTCACAATCAACACCTTCATAGTCCCATAGTATTTTATTATTTTTAACCCCTTTTATTAATCCAGCATTATCAATAGTACAATTTTTTATTTTTACAGGGTACAATCCTTCTATTTTACTACCGTTTCTCTTAATATAAAGCCCACTATATCCATAATGTTTAGCTAAAACCACAAAAGTTTTATAACAATCAATAGCACTCATATATGGATTAGGTCTTAATCTTAATAAATCATATAAATAATGTTGTTTTGCTAATACTTCACCTTTTTCAGTTTCTTTTTTTACTTGTACTGTACATTTCGCAACATCTTGCGATATATTATTTATGCAACTAAAATATGTAGATTCTTTTAAATCATCTTCAAATGGTGTAATATCATATCCATTTTTAAACGAATATACCTCTTTCCAATCATTTATATTCGTAGTTTTATCACTTCTTTTTTCTATCTTATCCCATATCATTTATAACTCACCTCCTGTTCTTCTGTATTAAATAGCTAACCCCAAAGAAAAATAAAGATAATAAATACATAGCAATATATTTATTTAATAAAAATGTTGTAAAAAAGATTATAAAAACAGAAATTATTAATAACATATCTGCTATAAATAATTTCTGTTTAAACTTATTTATTAATTTTTTAATTTTAATCACCTACCAGTCTTCACTCATTTTTTCTAGTTCTTCCAAAGCATTGTATGTATAATCTTCTCCTATTAATTCTGTATAAGAAAATATTAAAACTGCAACCATATCTATCCTTTGCTTGTTTTTATCCTCTTTAGCTAACATTTCATCATCAGATTTTCCTACAGTTGTGATAGCATTGCTCATACACCAATCTAACAATTCATTTTTTTCATATTTAACTTGTCCATCATAAACCTTTTTTCTAAATTCCTTTGTTGCGGGACTTAAATTAGTATATGTTTGTTTTAATTTTAAAACATCATAATCTTTTTCTAATCTTTCAATCATCTCTTTAGCATTCATTGGATCTGTTACAATAGTTTCTATAGTGCAACCATATTTACTTTCAATGTTTCTGATATATTCTTCTACAAGTGTATAATTAACTGTCATCCCTTTATGTATATCGCAATAATCTTCTCTTTCATACTTTCTATAATCTATATTTTCCCTTCTCTTATCTAAAGAATCTGCTGGAAGAAACCCATGACTCATGCAGTAAATTATATTATTTTCTTTATACATAATAGAAACTGCTGTAAGGTCTGTAGTTACAGATAAATCTATACCTACAATTACATTTTTACCTTTAAAATCAATTTTATCAGCTTTACATTTCTTCCAATAATCTATATCAATATATTTATTTAATTCATTAGTTTCTAAGAAAATATTCATGTTTTTAGTTAAAAACTCTGCTTGTTCACTTGTTTTTATCTTACACGTTTCTCTATCTTCCCTTATTTCCTTGTAGTTCTCTTCAACACGCAAGGGATTACTTTTATATAATCCAATATCTGTCCACGCTTCTTCTCTAGTACAATAATATAGCAAACAAAATAATCTAGAATTACTTACAGTTCCATTTAATACAGCTCTATCATATTCTAATTCTTCAAGCATGATAGAATCACTTTCGGCATAAGCTGTTGTTATTTTAATAGATAATGGATTATATACACTTAATTGCCCTTTTCTCATAGCTTGTATATTATCATTAGTTGTAAATGCTCCTACTTCATCAGCTATAAAGCAAGCTGGTCGGATTGAGTTATTTTTATTAGCTTTTGATGTTCTAGGCTTAAAAAAGCTATTTGTTAATTTACATTTAATAATACCTATTTCAGAATCAGAACACCAAAAATATTTACCTATATATGGACTTGCATCTAATAATTGTACCATTGCTTTTCTTACTTCAGTTGCTAAATCTCTGTCAATACATATAGAATAAAATTCACTAAAATTTTGTTCTGTTAACATTAGTAATATAAGCACCAATGCTGTTAGAAAAGTTTTTGCATTTTTTCTAGGAATAAATAAAACTATATCTCTATATCTAAATTTATCCTTATTGTTCTTATATCTAAATCCAAAAATTGCACATAAAAATAAGGCTTGGAATCCTTCCAAACCTTCTAATACATTTTTCCCAGCAACAAACCCAGTGGCATAATTAAATAATTTAAGTAAGTCGTTTATTACTTTTAATTTTTTTTCATTAAAATAAAATTCAAAATCCTCTTCATATTGATTTTTATAATAATCATTATAAAATATTTTACATTGTTGTTTTACTTCATCAGTAGTAATTTCAGTCCCATTCAGTACATTTGCACAATATTTTAAAGCTTTATTTAATAATATCATTTATAATCACCTTTTAAAGCTTTTAAAACTGGGTCTTCTTTTTCTTGTTGTGCTTGAATGTTTACTTGTGCTAATCTTGCCCTTGCAGAAGGGCTTAAACCTAATTCCATGCAACATTTATTAAATATAGAATTATAATCTTTATAAATTGTAGTTGCTGGATTTCTATATAGTGTTCCATCTTCCTTAAATAATACAACTCCATATGTATCTATATTTTTCTTACATTCTTCCATTCTATATATTGAATCAGCAGTACTTTTTAAAATTGTAATGTCTAGATTACACAGTATACCACTTTCTTTTAATTCATTTACTAAAAATTTGTAAATTTTCTTTTCTTCCTTAGAAAGATTTTTAGGTGACTTATAAACTTTATTATCAGCACCTTTTAGTCTATCTTCTTGCTCTTTCCTATTTTCTATTTCTTCTTTAGTTAAATGTTTATTTTGTAATTCTATTGGTTTTGGTGCTTTAGCCATTATATCACCATCCTTTCTTTCTAATTAATAATAATTCTTTTTGACTAAAAGTTTTCATAAGGGATTTTTATGTAACTGAGAGGGCACCACAGACTTTTTAAGCTTTCTTAAATATTTTCATACCCTCCCCCACTTAATAAAATTCTTCATTAAACTTTTTAATAAGTTCTTTTAAATCCTTCTGTATATTTCTTTTATCCTTTTCACTTCTATCCATCATTCCATGGACTTTCTTATGGCAACACTCTCATAATGGTATTAAGTTGTCTTCACAAAACCTTAAATCAAATCTATCTTTTATAGTTTCAATATGATGTGTGTACTCACTTGCTGGTATCAATCCTTTACACCAACATACTACACACATACCGAAGTAATGTCTCTTTATATTCTCAGATAACTTTAACCAAATCTTATCACTATAAAATTTCTGTCTTACTTTTTCTTCTCTGTCTTCCATTCTTCTACGTTTATATTCTTTATAGCTTTCCTTCCTCTTCTTCTCCTCACACTTACACAATGTACCTTCTAATACTTTCTTACCACATTCTGTACATTTTCTATAAACAGGCAATATTAATCACCTTCTTATATAATTACTTCTATATTTCTTTTTATACTTTCTCTCATTACTTCCTCTGAGTCTAATTTTATTTTTACTATAACTTTACTATTATCTTTTTTAATTCTTTCACCTTTCGGTAACTCTATAGTTTCGACACCTTTATAATAATTATCTACCATATCTTCTGTAAATACTTTTATAAGAGCATTATTAATATTAGCTTGTTGCAATATATAATTACTCACTTCACTACAATTATTTAAAACTTTTTCATTAAATATTATACAATCCTTATTATTAAAACTTATTCCTTCCACACATCTTAAACTATTTTTAATAACACATATATCTACATTTAAACCATCAAATTCTTTTGTAATTATATTTATAAAATGTTTATTCCAATTATCAAATACAAATATTCTTTTAATCTGTCCTTTAATAATCATTTCTCTTAATTTGTTTATACTCTTTAACATCTCTCTTCTACCTCCAATATTTTCACGCAATAAAAAAGACACCAACAATTAAGTTAATGTCCTTATTTATAACTCTATTCTTAAGACTCTTTATTTTTCATCTATTTCATTTTTTAAGTCACATAAATAAGATAATATTGCAATACACTTATTACTATTTGTTCTATTATTATATCTCGTATCTATACCATGAATTATAGCATGTCTATTAAACTTAGAATAAATCTCATTATTATTATATTTTTTATCTATATCCCAAGTATTAACTACTAGGCAACTTAATATCTCAAGTGGATAATACAACATAGAATAAATGCAACTATCTTTTCCAACTTCAATATTATTTTCTTTCAATAAGCTTTCCAAACTATTTTTAGTTTTCGGTTCATTTTTACCTCTAGGCTTAGAATATAAACTAACACCCAATATTTCCTGACATATACCATCTGCCTGTATTAAAATAACTGGTATACTAAGTGTATATAATCCTCTTTTGTGTGCATTATAAGCATCTTCAATAATTTTATAACGGTCAGGAAATATATTTAATATTTTTTTTATTAATTCTTCTAACTCATTATTAATGAAATCATTCATTACTTTATTAATATTTTCTCTATACTTCTTTACATCATTATCAGTTTTATATTCTTCAATAATATTATACAATTGATTAATATCATCTATTGAAAATTCTCCAAAAGTATACCATCCAAATTTCAATAATTCTTTATTTATTTCTTTAACTTTTTTAGGAAACTTCATAGCATTTATTGAATTAGATATATCAGCAAATCTTTTAGATATATTAGCATTAATCTTTGCTAAATTATTTATTATATCTTGATGTTGAAATTGTATAGGTTTTATGAGATTAGGAATATTTTTATATGCATCTCTTATTGGTTTTGAAAATTCATTTACCTGCTGAAGATTTTTTGTTACATATGTAGGTATGGTGATTTTAGGTATTGAATTAATGATATTTTCTAGACTTTTAGGTATTTTAAATGATTCCTGAATCTTTTTCATGTATTTATTTTTTTCATAATTAATTGAATCATAAAAATCTTCAAAGTAATTGCCAGTAGATTTTTCATTATAATACTCAGTTAAATCATCTGATTGATCAATTACTAATTTTAATACTTTAATTAAATATTTATCATCTATTTGATATATATCATTTATATTTATATCATCAATTAATTGATTAATTTGTGGTACATTATCTTCAATCATTGAAAATATCAAACCACAAAACGCTTTTCTATAATCTTCAAATTTTTCATATTCATCAAAATATTTTATATGAGCATTAATATTATACCATATTGGGATATAAATTAACCCTTTATCAATATTAACTTCGATTATTTGTATATTATCTTTTATCTTTTTAAGATTATCATATAAATCATTTTGATCTTTTTCGTTATTATTAAAGTCTTCTATAACTTTCACCCCATATCCCTATAATTTTATTGCAGGAATATTATACCACCTTAAATTTATATACTCAATGAATTAAAATTAAATGTATTAAAAAGAGTACCTAAATTAACAGATACCCTTAATAAACTTATTTAATTATCATTATTATACACTTCTAATTTATTTTCTTTTATGTATTTAATTCCTTTATCTGTAACACTCCCATTAATTATTGTAACAGTTTTCTCATCAATCTCTTTAGTTTCACATTTAATTATTTGTATATATCCTTGTTCTTCTAAAGTCTTAATACTATCAATATTCTTTTGATCATTAATTATGACTTGATTAAAATTATGAATTTCACCAATTATTATATTTTTAGCGATTTTCGTAAATAATGCTAGTTCTTTCATTTTAAATATTACCTCCATTGAGTTTTATTTTAAATATAATTTATAGAATATAACTATGTTATCTATATCTATTATCTATAGTTTGTTGTATGTATTTAACTTTATATCCACAGTATGGGCATTTAGCGACTACGTCCAATACAAAGATGTTTTTTTCATTGTCTTGTAATATTTTGTCCACTATTACTTCTGCATTCATATCTTCTACCCATTTAAACTCTTTTCTGCATACACTACATTCTATAGTATTATATAACTTATTATTTTTGTTTCTTTTTACTTCTTCCATACCAATCATCCTCCAAAGTATAAAGTTTAATATCTATTTTTATATTTAATAACCTAAACTAGATGCTCCTAATGCTCAATCACACTATAATAACCTTCTTCAAATTTTATCTTTCCCATGCCAAGTAATTGTTTCAAATCATCCTCTACTAAATTATTTAAATTTACAACTTCTTCATTAACAAGGAATTCTTCTTTTATTTGTTCTATAGTAACTTTTTTATTTTCTTTTATAAAATATAATAAACTAGCATTATGCCATTCTTCAAATATACCTGCCATTTATCTTATCCCTCCAAATATATAATATTCTATAAAATTCAATATTCTACATTTAGACAAGTTTTCCTTCAATTATTTATAATTTCACCCTATATTTGCTACATTCAGATATAACTTCATCACACTTTTCACATATGTTTTTTCTATTATCTTCTATACTATCTTCATACATTTTAAGCAAATACTGAAATTCTATATTATTTACATTATAAACCTTCTGTCCTTCATCTAATATTTTTTTAAAATCTATATCTTTTCTTTTTTGTTTCTCTATTACCTTTTCCTTACATTCTTTATTACTTTTTTCTCCTCGTATTCTTTTTACAGTTTCTTGCAATTCCTTACACGCCATTTTTATTTCTTTTAATTCATTATCATTAAATTTCTTAAATAACATACTTATTTCCTCCAATTCTATTATTTAATTTAATTATTCAACTCTTTAACTACCTGTTCTAAACCCATACCTTTACGAGTCTTTTCAATCAATTCTCTAGTTATAAATGCACTCCCATATCTTTGAATTAAATTATCTATATCTTTTTGAAATGTATTATATTCAAATTCTCCAATCCTTCCATTTATTAGTACATTTTCTTTAACAGTATCTTTAATTACCATTTATACTTCCTCCATTTTTTTCTTTTTAATTGCCAATGCCACGTGTTTGAAACAGTTGTTATATTTCTTCAAATCTGTATGCTCATCAAATTCTAATAATAATTCATGTAGTTTCTCATTATTTTCAAATATAAATGCAAATAAATCTTGGCCATGTCTATTTATTAGCTCAATTCTTTTTTCAAAAACATTATGACAATAAAGCCAACTAATCTTTCCCCTATTAATTAAAGCTATTTCATTTCTTTCTTCCATTTTTATTTCCCCTTTCATTAATTAAATAAAAGAGCTGTAGACTTTAAAAATTTCTACAGCTCAATCATATATTTTATATTGGTAATATATTCACACAACTCCACTTCTGCCCTGTTCTAATCTGACTAATGTAATTTCGATTAATACCAGTTTTTTTACTTATTTCTGTATTGCTCAATCCCATATTAATCATTTCTTTAATTTCTATTATTATTTCAATATCATACTTACAATTGCCATTATTAACACCTTGTTGAGCTTTTTTCATATTACTTGTATCCGTAACTTTTTTATTAACTCCACCATAAGGCTGTTTATTAATCAATGTCCAGCCATCTATTTTTTTTACATATTCCATCCAAAACTCTTCTCTTTCTTGCAACTTTTCTCTTGAACATTCTTCTAATATCGTATATTTAATTCTTTTACAATCTAAATTATAAGCTTCTTGTAATTTCTTGTATTTATGTTTTCCAGCCTTCAAAAAACTATCGTGATTGCTCCATCTTTTGCCTATATCTGTACTCTGTCCCACATATATATTTCCTGTTTCTACATCTTCAATTCCGTATATTCCTATTACTTTCATTTTCATAGCTATATCTACTCCTTCGCTTATCATAAATTTGTTTTCTAAAAAGTTATTAATCCGTTTTTTAAAAATCGTACTCAAAAAACATAAAAAAGATATAAGATTTTTTTCCTATATCTCTTTCGCTTTTAATATATAATTATTTTTTAATTTTATATTGCATTTACTTTTAATACGTGTTATAGTATAATTAGTATTTATTATATGTAATTTTAAAAAAATAAAAAAAGACACTATTATAATATCTTTTTTAGTATTTACATCGTCCTATCTTCTTCTATCATTTCCTTAACTAATTTTTCATTATATATAAGTCCTGTTCTACATACATGTCCAATCTTACTTGTACTACTTAAAATATTTCCATAATAATCATCTTCTTCGTTATATTCTTCAATTTCAAATAATTTGCAAAACATATCTACATTTACATATTCTTCTATTACATCTAAAGTATCTATTATTCTTTTGCTCAAATAGCACATTTCATTTTTAGTATGATCTAGTCTAATTTTATATTTCTTTCGCATTAAATATAAATCTGTTAATAATTCATCATCAATTTCTTGTATTTCTTTATTATATGTATCTATTAATTTTTTATATAATTTTTCCTCATCATATAATTTTTTTCCCTGTTCTTGTAAACTTCTTTTTGTGTTTACCTCTATAATAGCTTCATACATTTTATTATTATCCATATTATCTCCTCCAATATATTTATTACTTCTTTGTTAGAACTTTAAATTACTTACATCTGTACACCCATATAATCTATCCACGCATGATCTATATCCTCATATTTTTCATGTAATTTTAAATATATCCCATCTTCTTCTTTTATAAATTGGAAATCCTCTATTTCTTCTACTTTACAAACTATGCAAGTTGAATAATCCACCAAATCTAATTGTATTAATACTTCTTCATCATTTTGTTCATGTAGAAAATAAATAAAGCCACCTCCACACTCGTCATCATTAAATCTCTTTAATACCTTTTCTAATTCTTTGCTTTCTCCCATTGTTATATTACATTTCTCATTTATTTTTTCAAATGAATCTTCTAATAATTTCGTAGCATTAGTCATATCTTCTGTTAATGTTGTGTTCGTTTGTAAACCTTTCTTTCTTTTTATTTCTTTATAAACTTTTTCTAACATTACCATAACATCATCCTCCATTTTATTTGAATTATTTTCGCAAAAGTATATACATATTAACCTTAGTATGTTATAATAATTATGTATATGCTTTTTTAAGTTAAAAAATATAAAAAAAACTACACATTTAAGAGTAGAGCAACAAATATCACTCTACTCTAATGTAAGTTCTTTTAGCCTTACTGGTTTATTACGAGTCCTCACTCTCTATCCATCTTGCAAATTTCTAAACTCACCTCAAACATACTGTACAAGCCATTTACAAAGGTTTTTAAATATTTATTTCTTTAATAAAAACCCTTATAATCATTGCTATCAAGCCGTTTTAAGCACTTTTTTAGAATTATTTTTCTGTTTTTGAGAACAAACTTTACATCTTTTTTGGTTATTTGTTTCTCTTTTAACTCTCTTCCCACATTCAGTACACATCATATATCCATTATCTAAAGGTTTGTTAATATTTCTGTTTAAATTATTAATTATAATAGCTCCAAACACATTCCATAAGAAAGCCATTTTTAAATCATTTGTTTTATAAGTATATTTTATTATCATGTCTACGCAATCAACATAGTCAATATTTATTTCTTTACTGAAATCTAAAAATTCTTTTCTAGCTTCACTATAAAACATTTCTTTAAAGTTCGTTTTCTTCATGTCTTCCTCATCTTCATTTTCAAATTCTCTTACATATTCATCAATTTTATCTAATGTTATTTTTTCTAATTCTAAATATTTATTTTTTACACTTTCATCAACTTCTATATTGTTTTGATTAGACATTAATGTTTTAATTCTAAAAGTACCAAACCCTTTCTTATAATCAAATTTTGTATTTCCTATAGATTCTATACTCCTACAAATTCTATCCATAACGCTATTACTCGTTCCTTTACATTGTTGTTCTTTTTTATTTTTAGCATATCGGAAGAAATAAGGGGATTTTTCTTTTCTTAACACCTCTTTAACTTCATCTGGCAGACGTGGAATACTTAGCGTTTTGGCTGAATCAATAACATCATTATTATAGGCACATAACTTCTGCATTAGTTGATATTTTTCCATAGGATTTTCACCATTCCAAATATTGGTTAATTTATTACTTACTTTTCCAATGTTGGACTTGTGGTACACGAATAGTAAACTTTTAGATATATTTTCAGCATTAATTTCATTTGCTCCTGCCTTACCCATTTTAAAGTAAATTGGTTTAATATCATATTTTTTAATCATTTCTTCAACTAAATTTATAACCCAACCTGTACTAAGAATTAAAGCTTCATCTCCATCTACGTCAAAAGCTAATATTTTAGAAATAACGTCATGTGTTGAAGTATATAATCCATTAGTTTCATACCATTTATAATTTCCCTTTACTTTTACATTTTTTCTAATAACATGTTCAAAAGATAGGCTTGGACTTCTTAATATATCAAGTTTACTTTCTTTTTTATATAAGTTACAATATACTTCACCATCTTTTAAATAACCTTCTGGCTTTTCTATTCCACCAAACAACCAATCACAGAAAGCAGTTGGATCACTTAATATAAATACTCTCTTACTATTTTTAATTTTAATTTTACCACTACAAGCTTTTTTCTTTTCTGCTGTTATTTTTTCACTTATTTGTTTTTTAACATAAGCACTCTTTAACATTTCTGGATATAACCTTAAAGCTTCTTGGAAATAATTTTTATGCAGATTATCTTTTGTAGCTCCTAAAAATTGAAGTTGTGAATCTCTATCACTATGTACTTTATTGATTAATTCTTTGAAATCTGTTGTTAATAACTCAATTTGTTCATCTTTCATATGGATTAATTGTTGTAACATTTGATAGTTAATATCCATATCTTCGTAATCACCGATTTTATTAGAATCTTCCATGCAAATATTAGCTGTACAGCTATATTCTTTAAAATTATTTTTATATTCATCCCAATCTTTATAAAATTTATGAAGTTTGAATTGTGATTTTGTGAAAATGTATTTAATATCATCTTCTACTATATCCCATTCCTCACCATATATATCTTTAACTTTTGTACTATATCCATTTTCTTGACAATAAGTAATTACATTAAAATATGTTAATAAACCTTTCACCCATGGTAATCTGACCTGCATATTTTTTTTATAATTCTTGTCTAATATCAATCCCAATCCATCAAAATGAGGTATTGGTACTCCCATTTCTTTATTTTTTTCTATATTCCATTCTGCAATTTCTTTAGTTCTTTTTTGTTTTATTTGTTTTCCTTTTCTTTTAAATTTTATTTCTTTTTTCACTGTATCAGTTTTTCTATCAATAAAATCTACTGTAGCACTTACCATAGTTTCAAAATCATCTACTACTATTGCTTTGTTAATATCAAAATCACCCCATACTCTTGAGCCTGAATTATTTAAAGCCAAATATGCTAAGAATTTATTAATATTTATACCACCTTTTGAATTAATTTCTTCTACAGTCAAACCATTCATTAAAGTTAACATTATTTCATTAAGGTTTTCATTATCTAAAATCATCATGAATTTTTTAGTTCTAGTCTGACCAGCACCTGCTGTAAAGAATCTATAGTGTTGCTCATAATTATTATCTGTAATAATAGTTAAGCCATCTCTAATTATCTTGTCTACAATTAAATCATCCATATCCCCAACTTTTACAGTAATAATTTTATCTGTATAATCTCCTAAATTAAGTCCCAATGCTCTTACTAAATTATTATCCCCAATAGCAATTATGTCTTTTGTTTTTATATTATTACTACATAAACTTCTATCTAAATCCTTATTAACTCTATATAATTCAGATATTTTTTTCTTAATTAATTTTAATTCTTTTTCTATTTGTGTATATCTTTTACTATTGGTTATTATTTCTTTAAACAACTTGCTGCATTCTTCTGTCCAATTTTCTGTATTTAATTTACTTTTTACATATTCAGATAATCCTTTTCTAAATTTATATCTTCTTTGTTTTATATCATATCTAGCATTTCCCATTAATTTTTCTTCCTTTGTTCTCACCAAATTTAACTTAACACAATACATTTTTACTTGTTTATTACACATAACACATTCCCCCATTTGATATATTTGATATTTTTCTAAAATTCCCACCCTTGGCGATTTTATTACTAGTTTTCCCTTTTGAAGGGGTAAACCTATTGAGTCAATTTAGTTAAATCATCTAATAATTTATTATCTTCTTGAAAACAGAAAACAACGAAATTTTTAATATCCCTATTTGGCTCCGTATAGATCAATTGATGTCCCATACTTATTAGTTGTAAAGCTATTTCCCTTTTAAATATTTTTTTGATTTTCATATTAACACCTCCTAACCTATTACTTAATTACACGTCTGTATTAAATATGGAAAACGCTATCGCATTTTCTTACATTTAGCCTTCACAGGCAAAAGTGATATTATCTTTTTTGTTTTTTGTTTATTGATTTTTTTACTTATATATGATATAATTTAATGTTATCTAATTTTTTGAAAATCGTGATTTATAATTAAAAAGGTAAGCTCTACAACCGTTGATATTATTAGGTTCGTGAGGGATTACCCTATTACCCTATAATAAGAATATATGTAATAAGGTAATCACTTTAAATTGGCTATATATCAACACTTGTAATAGTTTAGTGAATTGGGATTTTATAATTCTATATAATTTAATAAAAGTTATGATTGTCTTTACCTGTAAAGGTTAAGCAAAAGTATAATACGAAGTATTTACCTTACATTAGTACAGACGTGATTAAAGTAACCTTATATATTCCTGCTCCCTACCTTTTCCTATTTCAATATTATTTATTTTCTTGAGCAATGGACTTAATTTAGTTTTTTTAATTCCTAGTAAATCCACTAATTCGGATTTTTCTATTTTAGTTTTACCTTTTAATTTTATTTCTTGAATATAATTATTTATCATTTTAATCCTTGTATTAGTTTTTGTAGGCTCTTTACCAGTTTTCTTATTTTCTTTTTTCTCTATTAATTTAATTTCTAAATCTTCTTTAACTTCTTCATTGATGTTTTTGAATTGCTGTTTTAGTAAATTAAATATATCTTCTTCTGTTGTAAGAATATTAAAATTACATTGTCTTCCATCTCTTGCAATTCTTTTACAAGCTTGATAATATTCTCCCAATACAATACAATTTTTAAATTTATTAAAGTCTTTATTTCTAAATATTGTATAATTGTTGTATTGACCCTTTTTAACTTTTATTTCACAATTTGTATTGCCATTTAAATCTTCTTTACTATAGAATAAATATTGCAGTATATAATCTATCCAACTGTAAAAAGGTGTTTTAACTATCCAGATATTGTTGTAATCCTTCCAATCATTTTTTCCTATTAATGCTCCAAAATGTGCTAGATATATATCACTAAATAATTCCAATACAGTTTTCACATTATTTCCTATTAAATTTTCTCTTTCTATGTCTGTAACAATTAAATGCTTGTCTTTCTTTAGTAATAAACCTTTTTTATTATGTTTTCCCTCTTGGATATATTCTGTTACATCTTTAATTATATTTTGTGTACTTGCTAGTGCTGTTTTTGTTGTCGATATAGGATAAATATTAATTGTACTATCTGTATAATTAAAAACCTTGCTTTGCTTATCTATTTCTACTATATCTGCTCTTAACTTGTACCTCATGTCAAAACCACCATTAGCATCTAAGATAATATTTCCTTTTTGAGCTAAGATATAATCTGTGTTATAAAAACTATATATGACTGGATAATTCTTTCTTCCAATTTTAATGCTAGTATAAACACTACTATGATTTAATATCTCTAATACTTTTTCTGCTATTTCTATTGTTTTTTTATGTGCTACTTTATTATCTTTTTTAGCATTTTTGATAATTGTATTTAATACTTTTATGTACTTTTTAACATCTAACTTATGTAAATTAACTATTCTCATTTCTTTACCAAATCTATCTTTTAATTCATTTAATTTATTTAGCATAAAATTATTTAGATTTTCTATGTCTTCTTTATCCTTTTCTGATAATAATGTGAATCCTTGGAGTTTTGTTAACTCTAATTCACTTATGTAAAAACTTTCAAATAAATTGGGAAATTCATCTATAATTAATATATCTGAATTAGTTATAAAATTACTTCCGCCCTTTTTAGCTAATTCTAAATATTTTTTATGAGTGATACAGATAACTTGACTTTCTTTCAATATTTTTTTATGTTCTTTTCTATTTTCTGCACATATGTAATTTGCCACTCTATTTCCATTTGCATAGTTATTAATTCTTAATACTGTATTTTTTAATTCTAAAGCATCTTGTTTTTCTGAATCTTTGTTTGCAAACATTTGAACGTAAATAATTTTATGATCTGTTGTAGTAGCTAATTCTGCTATAGATTTAAATGTCTGTACACTTTTTCCACTTCCAGCTTCATTATTCATGACCCTAAAACCGCATGAATACCAATAACAACTATCCGTAATAACATTATGTAAATGTTTTAATTGTTTTTCTTTTTTCTCTGCTAACACCATTGCTCTGCTTACCTCCTATATTAGTTTTTATGTAACTTAACATAATTGTTAATTTCTTGTTCAATTCCATCATCTTTTCTAAATACATATATATCGTAATCTGGACTATTTCTATCTTTATCCGTTCTTAATAATATATATCCTTTATACATTAGCCATCCTGCCAATCTGCTTGTTTTAATTAATTTGCACATAACATCACAATCCTTTCATTTAATAATTTTTTTCTTCTTTAATCTTAATAAACTTACAATCCTTAACAGTAGCCCCTTTTGATTTTGGTATTACAATTAATTGTTTTTCTGTAGAATAATATTGGGCTTTACAATCCTGTTTTTTGTTGTATAATTCTATGATTTTACTAGGCTCTACATTACAACCAATGTGCCAAGTCCTATTTATACAAGTAATTTTACCTCTATGCAATTTATTTTGTATATGTACGTCTTCTGTCCTAATTTCAGAAAACTTGTACATTCCATTTTGCCTAGGACTAAATTCAAATCTATTTTTTATGCAATAATAATTTCTATCTATTTTTTTAGTAAACTCTTCTTTATTTTCAAATTTTTTAATCTTATCTATTTCTTCCATAATTTCTAGCAAATAATCCTTTAAGTAACTTTCTAATTCTTTATACGTATTCGCTTCATATCTTACAAAATCATATAATTCTGTTTTTTTAAAACCTTCTAAACAATTATGATTTGTAAATCCTCCAACAAAATATAGAATAGCTAAGAATATTGGACTAGCATCTACATTTTTATCTTCTATGTAATATTTGCATTTATGCTCCCATCTTTCTCGCACAAAAGCATGGATTAACTCATGTCTGATGATTTGTCTTAACTTGCTGTAGTGATATTTTCTATAGTAAGCTATAGGTACTTTCTGTGTATTAACTATATAGCTACGATCTATATATATATAATGTACACATTCTTTCTCGTCATATTGATATAGTCCAGCAGCATTATCCATATCTTTTTCTAAGTAGAATCTTCTTTCTTTAATTTGTATATCGTCTATTAATAAATCGTGTCGTTTCCAAGGATATATCCTTTTTCTTAAGAATTCTAATTCCTCATTTAAAGCTCTGTTTAATAATTTCTGTCTATTGCTTTTAAAAGTTCTTTTTACATATTCTAATTTCATACCCGATTCCCCCATTTGATTTATTTGATATTTTGCTTTGGGATTCCCCAAAATGATTAATATAATTAGACAAAAGGGGAATGACCCCTAATGTCATTTATTTATGTTTTATTCTTCTTCCCATTCACATTTTTCACAATGCCAATATGTTTCTTCTTCTACTCCTGCCCCGTTTGGTGCTAAATTTGTAGCTATACTTCCACATTTGGTACAAATTTTTCCATTCTTTTGTGCATACTCATAACTCTCTTTTTCTATTAAATTATCTCGTTCTTGGTCTGTTATAAAATCCTCTTTTGTAATATTACCTGCTTGTTCAATTTGCTGCTTAATATTTTCCATAGTTGTTGTATTATCTACCGTATAAACCACAATAGCATCTCCATAATATATTTCCTTAGTAGAATCATTTGTAGTATGATATATACTTCCATCCTTTTTGATACAAACTGCTATATCATCATTTGAAGAAGAACATTTCTTTATTAGTTCCTCCCCTAAACTTATTAATTCCTTATGCTTTTCTTTATTTATGATTTCTGCATCCGTAACCTCTTCTTCTTTGATTTCTTGTCTAATCTCTTCTAATTCATTAGCTTTATAATTTTCTTCATCAAATTTTGGTACAAATAACAAATCATATATATCTGTAGTGGTTTCTATTATTACTTTATAATCTTCTACTCTAGTACCACTTATAAATAGCTTATTTTGTATTAAATACTTCTTAATTTCTCTTAATAAATCTATAGCATCTTCAAATTCTATCTCATGCTCGTTAATATATACATCCTCACAAGTTTTTAAAACTCCTATTTTTTCTACTATAAAATTATATGTCTTTTCAAAAATTTCATTATAATCTCCTCTAAAATCTAATTCTTTACATAAAGTTTTCTTTGCCATAGTTAATTTCCACCTTTCATATTTTTAATTTATATTTATAATTAATTTTTTAAAATGGTATTTCTTCTTCACTTGCTTGTCCATACTCTTTTATTTCTAAATCTCTTAATTCTCTTCTTAACTGCTCAAATTTTTCTGTAATTTCTTCGCCATTTTTAACCTTGTTCATTTCTTTTTTAAATTCTTCTCTTAGCTTTTCAATATTCATAATATAATCCTCCTCTAATCTTAATAAAATCTTTGTTTTATTAATTAAATTTAGTCAAATCTATTGAACTTAATAAATGTATCTGATATAATACCAGTAGACATAAAAACTTAGCTTAATATTAATTAAGTTAAACTTTCCAGACATTATTTAGTAAAACAAATAATAACACAACAAAAATAAAGTAATAACATATAATAAAATACAAAGCATATGCTAGAGGGCAAATTGGGTAGAATTGTCCCCTTGGCAAGTATTAAGTTTTTAAAGCTGTATTTTGTTAAAACAATTGAATAAATGTATTTATATAACTATTTCTTAATATTGGAATAGTTTATTTGTGTTTTCGTGAATATTATATAAATTTGCATAATATTGTCTATATATTTATTTTTTTTATTTTGGAATAGACTTAACTATTCCAAAATTTATTTTCAGCTTTTTTATACTCTTCTTGTATTAATTTTATTTCATCTAATAATTTAGATAATTTTTTCTCAAAACAGTAGTCTATTTTTCTATATGCTTCTCTCTCATGCTCAAGAGGTGATTCAGTATATTCTAATCCATCATCCTCATCTTCATCTCTATATCCTTCAATATTAAGATATTTTGCTATAAAATATAAAATATCGTAAAATCTAATTAAATTAGCCCCCTCTGAATTACTAATATCAAAAAAGGTTTTTAATAAATATGTTTCACTTGAAAAGTCAGCATATCCCTTTTTACTCATATTATCAATGTTTTCTTTTACAAATTTCATAGCTTCTTGTAATTCCAAATATTCTAGTTTATTTTCAACTTCAATTAATAATAAATCACTCTCTTCTAGTTCTATTTCTATTTCTCTATCTCTATCTCTTTCCTTATTACACATTTGTTCTATTCTTTCTTCACTACACATTTCTCTGTGTAGTTTTGTATTTTGTATTTTTAATTTATCTATTTCTGTTAATTCTTTTTGAAAATATTTTTGTGGAATATATTTAAATACATTTTTTAATTCATTAATTCTTTGTTGTGGTATTTTTCTTTTTCCCTTAATCCAATCATGTACTGTTACTGGGCTAATTTCTAATTTTTCTGCAATATCTTTGTTTTTAAACCCGTAGATATTAATTAAAAATTCAAGTCCTATCATATTTTCACTTCCTGACTAATTTTATTAGGCTGTATAAATATATTATCACGACTAATTTTATTAGTCAAGTACTGATTGGATTATTTTTACTCTTTTGTCTACAGATTTTAAAATAATATTTTTATAATGATGTAATAATATCTATAGTTAAAAGTTGATTTTCTTTAAGTATTGTTCTAAGTAATAATTACACTGTTCTTCTGTTTTCTTATCGTTATACGGGAAATCCTTAATAGCTTTTATTAATCTTTCTATCCCCATTTTCTCCTCTTCTTTTGCTTTTCTATATTCTGCTAAATTTATAACCTTAAGCATATCTAGGACCATCCAAAATTAATTGTTTATCTGAATTTATATAATGTAAGTTAATAGCTCCAGTGAACCAATCTTCTTCCCAGTCTAATAATCCCTTTTTAGAAATCTTTAAGCTATATCCTTCTATAAATTCCTCATATTCTCCTACAACTGCATTTCCTGTAACTATTATATCTGTTTCTGTTTCTATTACCTTTTGCTTGTCCACTGTAGCAACATCATTGTTAATTAAAGATATTCCATCAGATTTTAAAAATCTTGCTAAATGTCTTAATTTTTCTCCTCTTAAATACTCCATTTTATTACCTCCATTATAGTTTAATTTACATTATTGCCTTTTCTTTTATTATTCCATTATTTTTGCCATTCTATGAGCTATAAGTTGTAATATTATTTATTAAAATATAACTTATATGTGATAATTAACTTATATCACTTTTATTTACCTTACATTTTATATTATATACTTTACTTTTTATCATGTCAACATGATAATTATTTATGTTTTAAATATATTTTTTTATAATCCGCATGTTATAATTATTGTAATGAAATGTTCTTAATTGGAGGAAAAATTATGATTAAAGTAAAAGTTATGGATATATTAAACGAAAGGGAACGCAATATAAGATGGCTTTCTAAAAAATGTGATATAGGATACAATACAATGTATAATTTTGTAATGGGTAAGACTAATGCTGTAAGCTATAACATACTCGAAAAAGTATGTACTATTTTAAAAGTTGATATAGGCGATGTATTAGAAATAGTTAAAGACTAGGATTAAATTTCCTAGTCTTTTCTATATATGGATAATATACAAATATTAAAGCATCGATATTAAATCACTTAAAACTATTAATCCTAATCCTATAATACTAGCAGTTAACATATTAAAGCACCTCCGAAAAATTATAATATTACTCTTATAATTTCCAGTTCTAAATATATTATTCTACATCTGTAATAGTAACATAAATATCTATTTCATTTTCTAGTACTTTTAAAACATTATAATTATATTCACAAAATAACTTTTCATTCTCTTTAGTAATCTGTATTTGCGTATATGGTACAAATACAGCATTTAAAATTTCATCATTTTCACTTTTGGCTAAAATATTATTCTGGTTATTTTCTTGTATAAATCTTATTTTCATTTAAATCCCCCCTGTAAAACAATTTTACCATATTTTGGATATAACTTATATCTTAATTTACTTTTTAGCATATTAAATGTAAATATTTAATAAAATTATATTAAGTATTTTTATGGAGGGATATTTTATTATTAAATTTATTATAATATTGATTATTACTATAGTAGTCCTCATCATTTATTTATCAAATCGAAATACAAGTAATTCTAATAATATTACTCCTAGAAATCTATTTAATAGTGATATATCTACAATAAAAAATGAAATAAATAACATGAATTGGAGACGATTTGAAATCTTTTCTGCTAAATTATTTGCCTTAACTGAAGATTATGCATATGAAATAACTCCTAAAACAAATGACAAAGGGAAAGATGTTATTTTGAAAAGAAGGGGCGAAACTGTTTATTTAGAATGTAAACATCATAAAAACAAAATTGGAAGAGAAGTTGCACAAAAACTTTGTGGTTCTATGATAGCTGATAACATTTCTTCTGGCATTATAGTAACTTTGAATGGAGCTAATAATAATTGCCTAGAATACTGCTCTAAATTAGAAAAAAGTAGAATTGCAAAAATTTCTATAGAAGTGGTTAATTTAGAAGATTTAATTTTAAAATGTTTAAATTTAAATGCTTATACAGTATATGAAATAGCTGGTATTCCTAATAAATATATTAATATAAGCTAGTAATTATTTCTGAATATTTACTTATACTAATTCCATATAATAGTATCAATATACAGTTATGAATAAAAGAAGTCTAAAGAATTAAGAGCTTCTGTACTTAATTCTTTAGACTTCTTTTTTACTGTATTCTTATTATTTTTTCAAATATCATTGTATGCTTTTCATCTATTTCGATATCTTCGTGAAAATGTCCAAAATACCAATGTTTGAATTTCACTTTTTCTTCTATTATTTCAAGATATTTATTTAAATTTTCCTCAGGTTTAGGCTGAAAACCAAATATTTCAGTTATATCTCGTAGAATTGCATTAGAACAAGTATGAGTTAATATATAATCCACTTCATTATTATGTTTCTCTAAATTAGCTAATCCTTCCGTCATTTCAATCTGATTAGGGATTTCTTCTTGCCACCAAGATATATGTTCTTGTCTATTCTCTTTATCAGTAGATGTTGCTCCACCCATAGTCCAAAATTTTAGTCCATTTATATTAAATACCTGTCCTCTCATAAAGTGATATATACTATCGTTAATTTTATGAACCTTACCATCGAACTTGTCTTCTATGGGAAATTTATATAACAAATCAAAGTTTTCATGATTGCCATCTATAAATAAAGTGGTAAAGTTCCTTTTTTGTAACCATTCTCTATAATATAGCTCTTGTTTAGAATTATCCCAAATAGCACCAAAATCACCTGTAATTATTACGTAATCCTTTTTAGTTAAATTTTTATATTCAGTAAAGTTTAATTCATTTAGTTTTTCTATATCTCTAGGAAAATGCGTATCTCCAGTTATGAATATCATAGACTCCTCCTAAATATATAAATACTCTTTCTTCATATATTTTAATATTAATATAAATTTGTTTAATTTTAAATACTTAATTCCTCATCATCAAGTTGCTTAATTAAATCTTCATTCCCATTTTCATATATGTATTTGGCTTTTCTATATGTAGTTTTACCCATATCTAAATCATTTGCTACAGATTCATCTGTTCTCATACCCTCGTCCAATGTTGTACTAGGGTCTTTAATTCCTTTTAACATTTTCTCTTTAGCAATCTTACTATATTCTTCTTTTAATTGTTCAGCCCATTGGGACATGGGTGCAAAATTGCATTGATGTATATTCTTAATTCACCATTCGTTTCAAACTCACTCTAAGCCATTTTAGGCGACTTTCCCGCTACCTATAATAATATACCTATTCTGTATTATCTCTCTTAAAACTTCTTATATTCTTGCAGTAGCTATAGAAATTTTTGATCATACACTTGACTTTTGAGTTAAGCAATTTATGCTTTGGAGTGAGTTCTAAGCAATTTGGATATAGTTTCCCCTAAGCAGAAGGGTAAAAAGAAAAAAGCATATAAAAAATATGCTCTGTCGGTCATTCTGAAGTTTCTTAAATACTACTATTGTATTATGTTTCTTCCTGTTAAAAACTGCCCTAACAGTCCACATAATCCCGTACTTTCGTACCAGTTTACCTTCCTATCTAATATTTATAGTTGTCAGATACACCAACTTGACGGGCAAACAATACAATAGTAGTAATACTGCTTGTCCGAGTATATTTTCTGCATTGGCTCACAACACCTACTAGAATTTTTATAGTTGCTCTAGTGCATACACAACTAACCTATTTCTAAAAAAAGACAATAGGAAACTAGACCTTGCATATCTATATTTTTTTTGATAATATAGATACAAGGTTTCGTTAATCGTTATTAAATTTTAACGGTTTCGTTAATTAAAAGTTTTATCTAGCACCTACTGCAAATAGGTGTTTTTTTCTTTTATTCATTCATATTTTCTAAGGGACTAAAATGCTGATAACTTTTTCTTATATCTTCTGTTGTTAAATCTAAATACGCTTGCTCTGTTACGGTTACAGAACTATGCCCTAATAATTTGGATAATTCGAATATCCCCATTCCCGACAATAAACATCTCCTAGCAAAATTATTTCTTATTTGATGACAAGTTATAGGCTCTATTCCTGCTCTATTACAATATTTTTTTAGATTTTTTTCAAAATTCGTTACAGAAAAATTGCTATTTCTAGTTGTTACAAAAATAAACTCATTTTCAAAATATCTTTCTTTATAATCCATCCATCTTCTTAGAATTTTTTGCATTTTATTGCTAAAAAAAACATACCTATCTCTTCTACCTTTATTAATATCACACCCTATAAAAATTGCTTTTTTATCTATTAATACATCATCTGTCTTTAACATTAAAGTTTCGCCTATTCTCATTCCTGTATCGAATAATAAATGTAAAATTACATAATCTCTATATTCTGCAAAAGAAGTTAAATCTAATTTTTCAATAATATTATTAAAATCCACATCTTTAATTTCTTTTTTAGGTTTTCTAGTATGTTTATATTGTTTTAGCGTTTTTGTAGGATTCGTTTTTATAATCCCTTCTTGGTGTAAATAAGTAAAATATGCTTTTATATTTCTTAAATAGTTATTTATAGTCCACATTGAAACTGGCTTTCCAAAATCCTTACGTTGGCTTGGATTATTTAAATTTATTGTAGAATTATTAGCAATATAAGAATATTTACCTTTTTCCTTTGTAAACTTCATATAATCTCTTATATGTTTTGTTTCTACTGAAATTGGACTAAAAATCTTAAATTCTTCCTCTATATATTTAGCAAATAACATTAATGTACTTTCATAACTTTTTTTAGTTTTTGGTCTTAAATCTTTTTCGGTACAATAAATCATGTAATCATTTATACTATCTTGCCAATTTATATAACTTTTTTTAATTCTAGGCATAATAAAAAAGGTACACCTCCTGTTAAATATTTTTTGTAAATATCTAACAAAAAGTATACCTTTTAATTCAAATATATTTGTAGGCATATTTTTATATTTGTTGCCTACACTTTGATGTATATACAC